ATTCATACTTATTAATCTTACCATTAGAGAATAGTAAGTTAGAGATGATATAGTCATACTGAGGCATTCCAATATTATAAGCTTGCGATTGCTTATATGGAGCCATTACAATACCAAAAGTATTCTTAAAGAATTCTCCTAAAGTATATAGGATATTGAACTCTACATCAGGTTCATAATCTGTATAGATTAGGAAGTTTCTAAATCTAATACTTGGCCTGTGACCATATAAAGCTTGTAATATAGTTACTACTGTTGCTTCACGTTCTCTATTAGATAAGTATTCATAATAAATTTGATGACCAATAGCAGCTTCTCCATCAATATAAGCGGTTACTGCTTCTGGAGGTGGAAGTAGATTAGACATGATTGCTAAGTTTGGAACGTTAGCATACTTATAGGCCTCTTCTATATCTACAACTGCTATTACAGCATATCCAGATGCTAATGCATCTGGAATACTGCCTGCATCATTACAGCCATACAACACACCTTCTAAAAATCTATTAAACTGTGGTTGCGGATTATTCATTTGAGGTTGCATTGATATCACCCTTTAGATTATAACTCATCAGCTGCTGTATGAGTTTCTTCTTCATCTTCGTTGCTATCGAAGGATACATAGTTATCTACATATTCTTTACAGATATCCATCATACGAGCTGGAGTGAATTTGTCTTTGAATTCATCTTTAAAAGCACCATACAATGCAGTTGCGATAGAAGTCTTTGCTTCCTCTTTAGAAGAATAATCATGTTCGATTTCATCAACCTTTGCATTCAAGAAGTTAAAAATAGCTTTTTCCATTGCTTTTTCTCCACCTTCGTTATCAGATTCTTTTTCAACAACAGCCTCTTTAGCAGCTGGATAAATAACACATTCGAATACAGGACTAGTAAAGTTCTTTACTGTCACATTAAAGCATTCATTATTTCTATTGTCTACGGTCTTGGCAATATTTACTTCCAAGCCATCTGTAGTACCACTAATAGTTTTGATATCATCTTTGATCATCTCAGTGATTTCATTATCAAGTTTTCTAATAGCAGTATCTACGTCAACGTCTGGAACGAATTTCTTATCGAATGTATTGATTACAGTGTCTTTAAGAGTTTCTGCTAGTTGTCTCTCTTTAAGAGTATCTACAAGAGAAGATCCAACAATACCAGTGATTACATTTTCTGTACTATAGCTAAGCTTAGCAGCTTCTTCCTCTTCTTTAGACATTGGTTTTACTGGGAATAGATTTTCCTTAGGAGCATTATTTTCTTTGAATAGATTTAGCTCATCTTTAGAAATAGATTCTGTGATGATATCTTCAATACTCATACTCTTAACGTCTTCATAAGTTTTTGGAGCTGTAGGGAAAGATGGCTGAGGATTTGTTTCCTCCTTCTCAGCCTCTTCGATCTTTTTAATCAATTCTTCCTTTTCATCTTCTAAAGGTTTTGGTTCTTTAGTTTCAAACTCTCCATCATCGTAGCTATAATTAGCCTCATCGACAGGAGCTTCAGACTTTGGGTCTTCTTTCACTTCTTCCTTTTCTTCAGTTTCTCTTTCAGGAAGAACGTAATCTGGATTCATTGGATTGTAAACAGTACCAATGATAGATGCTAATCTTACAGCATCTTCAGAACCATATTTCTCTTCCATTTTCTTTAAGAAGAAGATAATATCATTCTTTAAGTTTTTAGGATAGAAGATCAAGTTATCCGTAAATAATGGTTGGTCAGTAAAGTTTGGATATCTTTTCTTATTACCATGATTATGGTTATCTTGTGGAGCTTCGTTATCTTCTATCTTACGCTTTACTGTATATTTTGGAACTCTAGGTTCGTCAAATTTAAGTTTAGGTTCTTGGTTGTATTCTTTCTTACCACCAAGTTTTGTTTTAGGATCTACAATAGTATCAGTTTCTTTGTAACATCTTTTAACGATTTGATCACCGCGTTTAATTACTACTTTGAAGTTTGTGTCTAATAATGCCATTTCATTGTCCCTCTTTCTGTCAATTCTTTCTAATACATCTTTAGCATCAATTCTTCTTGCTAAATACTTAGCAGTATATCTAGTACCACATTTAGTACAGATAATCTCAGACATACCTTTATTATAATCATAATCAAGGTATCCGTCACAGTATATTCCAGTATGAATATCTCTATGACTACATCTTAGTTTTGCCCAATCTAATTCAAATACGTATGGATAATCTAGGATAACTGGACCAAAGCCGAATCTTATACCCCAGTTTTTATAGAAGTTGCCTCCTATATCTTCCATAACATATCCTCTTCTAAGGATCTCAAACGTAAAGTCAAATACATCACTAGCATAGACTTGTTTAAAGTCTTTTTCCTTCATCGTTTCAACACGTTCTACTAATGCAACGACTCCATCACTAGTCACATCAAATGACTTAGTACAAAATGGTTTAATAAGTTTTTGTAAAGTAAATTCAGATATATTATCCATCTTACCAACTCTATCAGATGCTATTTTGATAACAACTGTAGGGTCATAAGTACAATAGAAAGTCCTTCTATTAGTACCAGAGGCTAATGGTTTTAATCCAATTGTAGCAAATAACTTATTAACCAAATCATACTTTTTTGTTGGGTTGTTCATAAGTTTAACATTGTTGACTATAGATCGTAATTGCTCTATAATTGGTAAAGGAACGTAAGTAGTGAGTGGAGGCTTGGTCATATTATCCCAATTCTCCTCAGTGAACTTGAACACGTCAGGATCAAAGTTAGCAAACCTTGCAGCGTCCTGCGATTGCCTTATAATAGCATTGCGTTCTTTGATATTCATATGCCCACCACCTTATTTATAAATAGGTCGCAAAGGCATATTTACACCCATCGAAGTTCTACAGTATTCCATGAACTGTGCTTTACGTTCTTCATATTCCTTAGAATTAGTAGGATCTACCCAATTTGATGGATAGCCAAATTTAGGGTCTACTGGACCTGGTTTGAAGTTTGGATCTTCATTACCAGCTAATATCTTCTTATTAGCAAGTTCTATGAGAGCTCTTTTATAGGCCATTGGATTATATGGTCTATTCATAGCTTCTTGCCGTTGTCTTTCTATATTTTCACAAGAGATTTCGTATAATGCATGTGGAATTACTTTTTCAAATACATCTTTAGCCGTTGTTGCCTCATTCATTGTATTGCCAAACAATTTTTGCAACTGTTGTTGTTGCCAATATCTGAAATTGTTTACAAACTGTACAGGATCTATCGGCGTAGCTTTAGAGAGCAAAGCTATATTTGCTTCGGTCATACGATCAACATATTCTTGCCGTTGTTTCTTCTTTAACTCTTCTGGTGATAGGTTCTCTTGTTGGTATTGAGATGAATTCTTTCCATACCACCATGCATCGAAGTCTTTTTGAGATTTCGAAGAGAAGATGTCTCGATATAACTCATATTGCTGTTGTTGCTTCTTCCTCATCACACGCATTTCATGATAATGAGTTTCTATTGGGTCAAACTTATTATAATACTCATTCTCTATCTGTTCTAAAGTTCTTGGATCCTCTTGAACTTTATTATTCTTGCATTGCTGCTCCATCTTATTTTCTTCTTCAGTAGTTTCTTTACTACCATTACTCTCTACTAAAAGATTTCTAATCTTTTCTTCTCTAGTTGCTAACTCACATCTATCAACGCTATAGGAAAGAGGTAGCTCTTGACGTTTTCTATTGTCGTCTAACAATTTCTTGAGTCTTAATTGGTGGAAGCCGTATACCAGGCACATCTCCTCATACTCACAGAATACATTAAATTCTTCGTTAGTAAGTTTTCTTCCTCTATCAAACTCGTATTTGTAGTTCTTGTCGGTATATCTTATAAATGGATACAGTTCACAATATTCTTCATCGAATTCCTTTTCACCTTTTTCATTTATAGTGTATCCAGGAATTTCTCTACAATGCATAGGCACTCTGTAGTCGTTATAGCCTTCTTCTCTTTTATCAAACATTTCATCTATTTCATATTCTCTTAGATTGTCTTCGGCTACTTCAATGAATATATTGTAGTCATCTCGATATTTAAGATGTCTCTTGCTCCATACAACCCTTGCGAGTGCAGGATTATAAATTTCTAACTTTTTACATAGATTCCTCAAAGCTTCTTCATCGCGTTTATTGAAGAATAATCTCTTTGGCTTTGGCACTATGATTTCTTTTGCACTCAATCCGATTATATCTTTTGGAAGGATTCTATAAATCCATCCTCTTAATATTTCTATCTCTGAATGTAAACACTCTATGATAACTCTGCTAGGTTTATTAGCTTCTGCTTCTTCCTTAGCTTTCTTTTCCGCTGCAGCTTGAGATTCTTGCTCCATGCGTATTCTTCTTAGAGGTTCTGGGAGATCGTCTATATCAACTTCTCTCATTACTGTTTTGAAATTGATATTCTTAAACTTATCATCCCATGTAAGATGCTTATTAATAAGAGCTTGCTCTTCTAATGCATCTTGTTCTTTTTCTCTTCGGATTTCTTCTTCTGTTTTGGATACGATTTTAACTTTAAACCCTATCCCAGCATCGATCTCCTCTTGAGTAAATCTCATATATGCTTCCCTGTTAGCAGGGTCATTCATATAGAAATTATAATATGAAGGTTGAGCATTCCAACCTCCTACCATATTAGGCTGCATTCCTAATCCATTCTGCATTGGGAATTGTGTTCCTCCATACCAACTAGCAGTTGAATTAACTACAGCATCAGGATTTGCAGGTACGACTCCATCTAATGGATTCTGGAATTGTGTTTGTTGTACAAAGTTAGGATTCAGACCAAAGTTATTTCCTACTATTTGATTAGGAAAGGGTTGTGGGAATCCTCCTCCCCATTGTGGTGGTGGAGGAGCTGCTGGACTAACGTGTACATTAGGCATTGCTCCTAAGGCTTGGTTCATCATATTGAGAACCGCATTCTGATTAGCTATGAAGTTAGGATCATTCTGTAAACTATTCTGCATATTACCAACTGATGCTGGATTGCTAAAGTCTACCATACCATTAAAACCTAGAGCTGGATTCATTTGTGGTGCGCCACCCATTCCTCCAGGCCCTGCCTGCTGTCCTAATAAAGCTAATGCTGGATTGCCTCCACCCATCATAGACATCATAACCTCTTGTTGCATAGATATTGGAGGAGGTTGTGGTTCGTACATAGATGGGTTTTGTTGCATTGCTTCTTCTTTTTCCATTTTTGCCAGTACTTGATCTATGCTATCTTGTACCGTTTTTACTTTAAGCTTGTTTCCAAACATATCAAACATTACTTCACCACCGACCTATAAGTTGGAATATACGAGTTCCTGCTTTGGAACACAGAAGATGTAGGGAAGGATTGTTGATATGTAGGATAAGGAGTTTGACTATAATAGGATCCATAATTTGGATTATTGAATAATGGATTTATATACTCCAAAGGCTTCCCTATAAGAGATCCGTCATCATCTACATAATATCCTTCCTTCTTATTAGGGTGAAACGACCCAGTCTCAACAGGTTCTACGATTATATCCTCAGTAGGATTGAACCTAATTAATTCTGGGTCATCATCAGACCTTATCATATTCTCAGGTAGAACTTCAATAGACCTTTCTACCTTATCACTTTTATCAAATAGACCTTCTAAATTAAGCGAGTATGCTTGATTTGAAGGTACTGCTTGTTGCGGATTAACGCTTAAAGCTGCTTGTGTGTTATTAGACACTTGTTGAACACTTCCGTTCGTTGTAATAACATTTTGAGGTAAAAAAGATGGATTCATCATATTAACATTTTGAAAAGGAACCTGTTCAACAGGACTTGCCTGTTGAACGGTTTGTTGAATCATCTTATCCCTACGACGTTGATATAAAACATGGAAACAGTTTGTTAATCTAGCATTGTAAGTACAATCTTGATTAATTGGCTCTATGATACCTGTAGATTTATTAACCTTCATAGGTTGATAAGGATACATTTGAACCAGCTGCTCTAATCCATACTGTGCTATTAAATCATTAAACCATGTTTCTATTGCTATATCTGGAGCGATTCCAATGAAATCTTCTCCAGCCATATTCGTATAGCCGAATAAATCTTCTACTGGCTCTACAGGATTGGAACAAGTTCCTGCTAGCCCACTTAAAAAGTCCATAATTATAAACCTCCTTCATAATTATAGTATACAATTTAGTCTTATTTTGCTTGATGCACTAAGTGTAAATAGTCTGTTACATCTTCAGGTTTTGGATACCAAATAGCTGGATATAGCTTTCTTTTGATATCAAATTTATCCAAAGATCCACTTTTAATAGCCCTATTGAGTTTAGTTCTTGTCAGATTATCGATGTAATTATTAAAACCAGCTATTTCCATCTCTGTATCTAATGGAACTGTAACTCTTTGATTATCTGGGAAATTGTTATTATGAAACATATAATGAAATTTGTTCATACTATCAATATTATTAGCTTGAATATGACCAGGTACATGATAAATAGATACATGGACGTTTGCTTGAAGAATCATTCTTACAATATCTAGAATCAATTCTTGATTAGCAACTGGCTTTTTACCACGTCTATTATCACTAGTCATCAAGGTAAAATCTTTACCATTCTTATAATATTTAAAAAACCATTCCCTCAGACCAAATACAGATATCTTAGAATCTGAAAAGATATTTAAGAATAGATCAGTATTCTTATATTTTAACAAATCGGCGATACCCATACGGATAGCATATAGTTCTGCATAGTTTACAGTGGCTTCAACTATATCATACCCTTCATTTATGATACTTCCATTAATAGTAGTTACAAATCCAGGACAAGTAAGAAATTTATTCTTATTAGTTCCAGGATTGATAATCTTAGTAGAAGCATCTGAAAATACATTTACTGCATTCTTGTAAAAGAACATAATTCCTCACTTTCTTTAAAAATTATCGAAGGTCTTTCCTTCTTTAATTCTTGATTCTTTAAAATCAATTAAAAACTTATTTAACTTTTCCTTATCGACCATTAAGGAATTTATTTCTCTTTCTTGTTCTGGAGTAACTTCATCTACTCCTTTACCAATAAGAGCTTCTAAAATATCAAATCTATAATTTAAAATAAAAAACATAGCTTTATATTTGGCAGCGTCCATTGGATTTTTCATGCTAATATTTGTTACCTCATTACGGGCTTTCTCCAAATCAGGATCTTTATACTCTGGGTCTCGAAGTAATTGATATTCTATATAAGTAAGCACATTGTTGAATGTAAATGCAGCTAATTCTCCTAGCTTTTTATTTGCTTTGTCTTTAAAGATCTTTAAATACTTTTCTTCTATAATCATAAATAAATCACCTCTTAAAAAATAATTTAACCTGTTAATATGATATCTTATATGGATTAATAATTTAATTAGATATAAAAATGTATTTTCATTATTATAGTATATAAATAAACAGAAAATTACTCCATACCCAATTACGGGTATGGAGTGTATATTTTTACTTTTTAAAAGTATCAAACTTAACTGGCTCTCCATCTACGATAAGAGCTAAATTAATAGGACACATAGGATCTCTATAGTTTTCAGATCCTACATAAGATAGGTTCAAAATGCCAGATTTATTAAATGTGAAATAGATAAGATATTTATCTTTCAATACATATGGTAAGAATTGAGCATCAGTTACATGATCATTATCATAAGTATAGTTTCTAAGGATTTCTTTCATCAATGGATAAGTGATAGTACCATAGAAATCTTTCCGTTCTGTTTCCATAATGGATTTATTAACGGCTTTATTATATCCTTTGATAGCTACATCCATACGACGTCTAGCATTTAAATATCCATCTATATCAATAAGGTTGATTGGAGGAAGTTTATTTACTTCTCCTTTAGCAATCTTATCTAATACTTTTTCTAATTTAACTTCTGCTGGTTTAGGGATTTTGAACTTTGCAGCAAAGGCTTCTTTAGCTTTAGCAATTTCTTTATTACTTTGAATCATCGTCATTGGATACCAAGCATTACCACCAAATAATGATAATACAGAGTAAGATGATTCTGTCAATGGTTTTATTTCTTCAAAATACATTAATAATTATCCTTTCTATATTAAGAAACAATTGTGTATTGATTTCTTCTAAGACCTGTAACTGCTTCAAACGCATCTTGATTATTTTCAGGAATATTTTTTACTTTGAGTCCTGTTAAATTACCACAGTTTTCAAACATTTTATACAATGACCCATTTTCATAATCTTCGTATTGATTATTTGTTCTAACAACCTTTAATGATGGATCAAATTCTAATACACCTTTTATTTCTGTTAAATTTACACATCTATAGAATGCCATATTAGCATATTTTATTTTAAAGTTTATTGTTGATAAATCTACTGTTCTGAGTTCTGAACAAAATTCAGCAAATCCATTGATGTTTGTTATTGTGTTATAATTACATCCATTCATATTTATAGTAGTTAATTTATAACATCCTGAGAATAAACTGAATAAAGAGGTTATTTTAGATAAATTTTTTAAGTTATTTGGCATAGCGAAATTTATCAAGTATTCATTACTTGCAAACATGTAATCAATGCCGCCTTTTTCCGATCTTATCTGATTTTTACTATAGCTAAAGAATGATTCATTATAATAACCTGCTCCAGAATCCAAATTAGAGAAATCTAAGCCTCCTAACCCAATTATATTAAGAGTGGATGAACAGTGTGTATTAGAAAAGAATCCATATCCGTTTACCAAGTTAGATGTGTCCCAACCAGTTATATTTATTTTAGTAGCCCCACCAAAAACTCCACTGAAATTAGTTCCTTTTCTAACATCCCATCTTCTTAGATCTAGTGGTTTGTTATCTTTAAGTCTTACATTGAAAGCACTTTCAAAATTAGTCACGTTGGAAGTGTTTAAATCTTCAAAACCATTTAAATCTATTTGGTTTGGAGTAACTCTTGTATTTCTGTTACCAAATGAGAACGCTCCAGATAAGTCTGTAACTTTGGATGTATCTAGATTATTAATATAAATAGGAGTTTTTAAAATAGAACAATTATAAAATAGATTACTTAATGACGTCAAACTTGTAGTGTTTTGAGGATTATTTGGTTTGGTTAAAGGTGGGAAATCCAAAGTTTCTAATTTCTGATTGTATTCAAAAGTCTTATACATTGTTTTTAGTTTATCACTTAAAACAGCTTTTGGTACTTTTATTGTTTTTAATTCATGACAATTAGAAAAAGTCTCAGTCAAATTTTCTACATTTTCTAAAGTCAAATTTGATAAGTCTATAGTATTAATCTTATACATATTTTGGAATGTAGATTTGAGACTCTTTAACTCTGGATATTTGAATTTATCAAGATTTTCTATTTCTGATATATTAGTATTATAAAATGCATAAACCATACCATTTTCTTTATCCATTTTTTGAGCTTCGGTTTTAGTTGTCATATCTAAAGATTCTGGAGAAAATTTTATTTTGCCTGTAAAAGCTAATGTATTTGAAAATGTGTCGTTTAATGATTTTATATATTTAACACCAGATAAATCTATCATTGGTTTATTTAATGAAGTACAATTTCTAAACATAAATGACAAATCTGTTGCTTCTGTATCTGAGCTTTGAATATCAGATAAATCAACTTCTGCTAAATTCTCACAATAAGCAAATAGACTTTTATATGATTTACATTTTGGCATGCTTAAAGATAGATTTTCTATCTTTCTTAAATTAACACAACTAGTGAAATTTTCTCTAAAATCCTCTACATTTTGCACCATTTCTTTAAAATGGGTATTAAATTTTATAGATTTTATACTATTACTATTATGGAACAAATATTTAAATTTTTTGCAATTTATTGGAAAGATGATCTGGCTAAGATCTAATGTCTCTACAGTATCCATTTCTGTAAATAATGCAGAAACCTCTTCTATTTTATCCCCACCTAAGAAATCAAAATTATTTATTAACTCCTGAAATTTATCAGTTTGGAGAGGAATTCCATAGAACAGACCAGATACTATTTTACAATTATCAAATCGAATAGTATGCATTGATATATTTTTAATAGCACTATAATTATTTGAACTATGATTATTAAATAACCACTCATCAGTATCTCTATTATACCTTACATAATCCGCAAATGGTGCAATTATATTAGTTAGGAATTCTGTATTTAATTTAAAATTAGAAAATAAGGTATAATCCACAACATTTCTATTCTTATATCCATTAGCATTAAACAACCATGCATTACCTATAGATGCGCCTTTATTATCAATACATATAGCATTTCTTTGCTTTGATCTATCTGTAAAGAAATAAGCATCAGTTACAGAAGGAACTTTTAGTAGGTCAGTGCTTGTAATATTTTCTGTTGGTTCGGAATCACCATTTAAAGAAGGGATTCTAGGATTGCTTTGTTTTTGAGTAACATTAATAAAATTACCAGTTAATCCATATCCAACAATAAATACTAAACCATCCAATGTATATTTATGATCAAATTCTATATCAGTAATTTCATTTTTTGGATTTGTCATACAGAATGTAAACTTACCAGGAAGTACTTCTCTGCTATAATCATTTGACCTAAAATTATCTGTTCTATCATTAGAAGTTATTTTTATTACATTTGATGGATTAGTCTCGCCATTAGTATATATTCTTAACTCAGCTAAGCCATTATTATTTAAAATAGCCCCATTATCATCACTATTTCCCATTAGTTCTTCAATAGAATATGCATGGATTTCAAATGTATAATTTGCATCCTCAGAAGTATAAAAGACTTTTTTAAATCTGCTAGTATTTGTAAAGTCTACATTCCTAAGATAATCCTCTTTTAATCTATATTGCATACTTTCTATTTTATTTCTGTATTTATTCCTAAGACCATTAGAAGATTCTAAAAAATCTTCTAACCATTCTCTAGCAAGATATGCTTCTGTAGATGGAAACCAATTGCCGCTACTCATTATAAGGATACCTGTAGGTTTACCTAGTTTTACCCACGTTTTATATTGTTTATCAATATCTTGAATATTATGAGGATTGTTTACTATAGCCATATATGCTATACCTCCTATATATTAAAAAAGAGAAAATCTCTATATAATCGAAACATTACTTCATTGTCAAGAAACACAAAAAGAATGGATAGAGGATTTCTCCTCTATCCAATATATTATAATTAGGTTGGCATCAAGGGGGGGATGGTCTTGAAATATTATAGAATTTAGCCCAAACGTTTGCTTCATTAGAATAAGGATTGGTATCATAATCAGCAGGTTTAGGCAAAGGAAGATTATATAGTTTTCTAAAAGCAACCGATGCATCGCCATAGATATTAGTTTCTAAATCATCAGGTTCTTCCATATGAATACCATTGTATCTCATATAATCTATAGCTTTATCACTATATGGATTAGTATCGAAATCAGCTGGTTTTTCAGTAACTTCATCTTCAAACTGAATATAAGATTTAGGAAGGCCAAATAATTCAAATAATTGATCTTCTGTAGTAATTTCTGGTCCACCATTTTCTTGAACGAATTTTAATAAAGCTTCCTTATTATAATTCTTAAATTTTAAATTAAGTCTAGTTACTCCAGGAGCTAAGGCTTCTTTAGAAGGAAGCATATTTTTTAATCTATTACACTTTTTATATCCAGATTCTGGAGGATCTGGTTCACTAACACCTATCTTCATATATTTCTCATCTGGAAATATGATTGTACCAGTTATGTTTCTTAATTTGAATGGACCATTTTTAGAAACATTGAACAAATTAGAATAATTTGGTATGAATTGAGATTGTGGTACTTTTGATCCTATAGTATCGAAAACTATATTGTTTATAGAGGCATCTTTGAACATATCTATCATATAACTATAATTAGTCAAATCGATATCAGATAAATCCACACAATTAATATAGGCTTCTTTAAAAGTACCAGTAATAGAATTACCACGTCCTCCGCCAATATCAATTTTATAACCAATACCAAAACTATCTTTTTTAAGCTTTAAAGGTTTTACCCAATATTCGAATAAAACTTTATCAAGATCTACTTCATTGGTATCATAATATGAATCAGCTAAAGCCATAGCCCCTATAGTATTATAATAGGCTTTCTTTAATTTCTTCTTAGTATCAGGATCTTCTATCTTATCTATATATTTATCGAGATTAAATGCTCCAGCAAACATATAATCCCCACAATTTTTAAACTTCTTAAATGGAAATTTATCTAACCCTACTATTGTCTGAGCGATACAATCTTTAAACATTCCATAAATATCATTAGCAGGATTGGTTCTATAATATTGATTATTAGTATCAGACTTAGGAAGAAGATTAAATTCTGATATATCTAAAGTTTTTACAAATGCCCCACCAAATAAAGAATATGAATCTCTAGTTTTAAAAAGATATTGAGATACAAATCCATTCAATAGTTTCGGTTTTAACTCAAAATTATTTGGATAGGTTGTTTTGTATTTATTATCTGTAGTTTTAAACATATTTATTCCGTCATAAATATGATCCATTTGTACAGTATTAAGATACGCTCCCTTATTTCCTAAGAATATCTTTGATAATATTTTATTTATCTCATCCATATTAGTAAAATTTATATCAGAAAATAAATTATCGATATTATCTGTTACTACTATTTTTTCATCAAAATAATTTTT